GTTCCTAAACCGTCCCGCTTCGGTCTACCACTACATCCATAACATGGTCGCTCGTAGAGGGTCCTTGTTCATCATAATCATAGATGTGATAAGGTCAATATCCCCTCGCATAGCGTGTAACGGTATCCCGTACGATTTAGCCAGTCCTATACGCGTTCCGCCATATAGCTGTCTGTACATACCATACTGTGCCGCCTGCAACCAATCACTAGGTTGGATATCTGTATTATGTTCAATAATACATCCAAACTCATGTGATAGTGCCCTATCGTACACAGCCTGTTTAGTACTGTCTAAAACTTGTTCAAGGTAAGTTTCCAACCCGTATTTAGAAGTGATCCATTCTGCAAAATCATACATTCCTGGGAGGACCTGCTCCTCCTCATGATGCTTGTCAGGTGGTTTCTTTATTTTGACCCTGCGTATATTATACGCCAATGACTCTCTAGTCGGTTCACTAGCGCAACCACCCTTAGATATATGCGTTAATTCATATATGTTGCCTGTATTTCGTTGTAATGACCACTTTCTTTCGGTGTACCTATATTGACTATTAATTACCACTTCAAGTATATCACTCTTAAAACCACGCTTTAGCGCTTCCTGTTTTCTTGTGGCTATCGCTTTGAATATAGCTAAAGGGTCATTAGGTATTGCCATCTCTGTAGGTCCATGAACTAAAGTTGCTATCGACCTGGCCAAGTACTGACTTCCGTCACCAACGTTGTGGTCAACACGCAAAAACTCAGCAATCGAGCCTAAGTAACACTTAGAGCTCTGAAATCTAATGTTGTAGATATTAGCATTTTTCTCAATGTTCTGTGTCTGTTTGAGTGTGGTCACTGCACTTAAGATGTCATCGCCACTATGTGTGGTCGGAAAAGGGTCTTGTTCAGTCATAACTTGAGTGTATATTACGTTAAGGACGGTGTTCATAAATGTGGTGAGACGCCATCCTGATAATAATGTACCCTGTGCTCTATAACTCCCGTTATGTCTATCTTGTATTGTGACATCTTCCAGCGACTTCGTCACCCACCCAAGAGCTTCGAGCTGTTGCGGTGACAGGTCAGATTCAAATACTTTACCATATGCTT